ATGGAGCAAATAGCAACGTGGGTATAGGCACAGATGTAACTCGGGACGACTTTGAAGTCAACGGCAACGTGGTCATCGGAAATAAACTTACATTCAGTGGTCTTGAGGGTGATGAATTTGGAAACACGTTGTTTGTCGAAAGAAATTTTGACGCCACGGGTGATTTCAATAGAAATGAACTTCTATTTTACAAGGGTAACAAACTTGGTTCGGTAAATACGGGGCCGTCAAGAATTAGACATATCGCAGCTGAACACGTTTTCGATACGTATAGTTCAGCCGATCAAACACTAGATGATATTCTCGACGGAGCAGTCGGTGAGAGTCTAGGTGATGTACCTTTATGTATTACGGATTTAGGTACAGTAGTCATAGGTGGCAACAGAGATGATGCGGCAGCGGCAGCTGCACGTACGAATACAAAACTCATCGTAAAGGGTGATGTCGAATTCGCCGGTACAGGTACATTTAAATTGACAGGTTTTGATTTCTTGACTACGTCGGGTGGAACTTCGAGAAATATCATCAGGAGTATATTGAATGGAAGTGTGCGTCGCCCTATTACATTTACCCATGAAGATGATACAGATCCGTTAATTGATGATGTAGAGTTTGCTCGGTTCGATGCAGATGGGCGTTTGGGAATTGGTACAAGCTCGCCAACTTCTAATATCCATATTTATGATTCTCGAACAACGAATATAGATTTGCTAAAATTAGAAAGCCCTGGGACAGATAAAGAGACTGGTATTCTTCTTCATACCACCAATGGTTTTGGTGGTTATGTACGAGGCTATAGAAATTCTACGTATTCTACGTCTGGTATAATATTGGGTTCGGAATATGATTCAGCTGAATTCGATGTTGTTCATATAACGAATACAAGTAATGTGGGTATAGGAACGGCTGCCCCAGATACAAAGTTTCATGTGTATAACGGCACAACCCGTATTGAACACCCATCCAGTAATGCGATGATAGAATTCAAAACGATTGGTGGTACATCGAACATTCTTTCAGATACAACGGGGAATGTGTACATAAATCCATTAAATACTCACATTGTACTAAATAGTAACACAATTGTAGATGGTGACCTCACCGTCGGTGGAAACATCGATCTTGGTGATGCTGTTGCGATTGGTCTAGGTGGTGAGACATCGAATACACAACTTCAGGTTGGTGGAGGTATGATTACAAATTCTGATACATTTGCTTGTAAGAGATATGCACATACATTTTCGAGAACAGCTGGCCAGTCAAGTGATCTACAAGTTGTATTCGATACGAGGTCATTCTATGCAAAGATTGTGGCTGCCTATAGACGCATCGATACAGTAGTCGGTAGTGGTTATAGCAATTTGAGTACCCTAATTCTCGAAGTTCAGGGAGGAACCCATGATGGAAGTACTTCTACTGTAGATATAGCTATCGGTACCAAAAACCTCTTTGGTGGCACAAACTCTTTCCCATGGAGTCCCACAGTTACGACCGGTAAAACGGGTCTCATCATCAAACCCAATTCAACTTCGATCGCGTCTGGTATAACATTCTTCTATGACATTTCAATTGAACTCATGTCGTCTAGAAATGGAAAACTTGTGTCTCTGCGAACGAACACTGCACTAGGTGCCGATGATCCAGATACAACCGATTCGATCGTCATCAAAGACGATTTCAACTACTAAATGTACTACGAGGGAAGACCCCGCGGTAGATTCAATATACATTTACGCCCTGATGGTATCAGAGACGGCGAGTACAACAACGCCAGCAATGAAAGCCATGATGACGTAATTTAATTCAGTTTCTTCACGACCAACCTGGGGCTTGGGAGCCTCCTCGGTCTTGGATTTCACGACAGGCTTCTGCTGTCGGACGGGAGGTTCCAATTCCTCCAGCGGACAATACGCTATCATTTATATATATTTAGAGATTAATTTCTGTCTTCTTCTTTCGCCTGGTACGCTTAGGTTTAGTGGAACTGCTGACGTTGACCTCCTTCACCTCGCCTCCAGTAGAATCACCGGAAATAGATAAGATGTCGGACATGTCGTCATCATCATCAGGTGGGGGAACCATAGTGGTATTCATTGGGGGTGGGGGTGGCATCATGATGCCACCCATGAGGCTTGAAATGTCTACACCCGGTCCTTGCATCTCATATTGCCCATTTGTACCACCAATAGGTGCTTCCGTTGCGGGACCACCTGGGGATCTGGTCGTATTTTGAACCGCCGCCATCATATTCTTCACCAGGTCTGGATTCTGCTTCATAACATCATTCATGTTTGGCATCACCGATTTGAACATAGAATTGGTAAGATGGAACATCATAGCCGAACCACCCAGCATCATAATCAACTTCACCTCGGGGGCGACATTGACCTTAGATCGGTACTTCACATACAGCTCCTCAAATACACCATCATAGTCATCAACATTCTCCATAACACTCTCAGACCAACCCTCGAGCTGAATCTCAAATGGGTTATACCTCTTATTCAGAAACTCTAGGCCAGTCACACACGCTACGAGCATTCGTCGAGAGAAACGGACCGACTGTTCCACATCGATGCTGTACGTGATCCGCTTCACTTCGGACCTCAACTCATCAACATTGGAGTAAGCATTAAGTCTTTTATTGACAGCAAATCCCTTCTTCTCCAGACGAGCCAATTTATTCAAGAGGTCAGACTTCTCTTCATCAATAGAACTATATCCCTTGGAAGGAGTCTCTTCCTGAAAACTACCACCCATGGGTTCATCATCATCATTATTGTAAAACATGGGTTCATCCTCACCATAGTCAATCTCTTCCTCTTGAGAAGGCTGTTGAGGAGCCGACTGTTTTGTGGGGTTTACAAATGCATCCATCGCCTCTTGGTGTTGTTGTGGTGGTGCCTGACGCATCGGCTGACTGGGTCGTGGAACTGGTTTTGGTCGAGGAGCGGAAATTTGAATCTCATCCATGAGTGCCTGTTCATCAGCGTCTAATTTCATCACCGTCGTGTGTCCTCTGTCGAGTACGATTTCTTCGTCCATCTACTCTCTATATGGAAACTAAAAAAATACCTTTAACGCACTTTATAAAAAATATATGTACATAGTAAATGTTCAACCTCAACAAAGCGAACCGCAATGCGCTCACTTCGATCGGTGTTTTGTTCGTCGTCATTGTCGCCCTCATGTCGTTCCGTGATATCAGTATGTATCAACCCAGGCCAATTAAAGTTACTCCCATAAGTCAGGGTTCCATCTTTGACCTGGAGAATAAGATCGAGTGTACACCTGGACGCAAAGATGGCAGTGCTTATACCAAGTCCCTGACTCCAGGTGGTTTGTGTGGTGCTCAAGAGCTCATTTCGGATCTCGCGAGTTATGAGATTTCAGAGGGAATCGGTGGATCTTTAATCTAAGCTAAATATAAATGGCTCTCATCACTTCCCCAACTGAGACTATTCCAGATCTCAACTATGAGTATCACACTCTAACGATTGACACCATCGACCAAAGTAGTGCCAACACTTTCACATGCTTTCTTCAGCAGCCCATAAAAAATGTCGTACAAGCTCGTCTCGTTGCGGCTCGTATTCATTCCACTGCTGCCACCGAACATTGCTACATGTCTATCGAAGAGTTGGACACCATTTTCAACGATAGAGCGTCGAATGTATATGAGGGACAAGCATCTAAGAGTATGATTCGCGGTTCTTTCGCGAGTGTTATTTCGGATGGAACTGCAACCACAGTTTTCAAAGATGAGTATCCAATCGTAACCCAATATATCAACCCCATTCGTCGCATCGATCGTCTGACTGTGACAATCCGAGATCAAGATGGTAATGGTATTGTTCCGTCAACTCCCGCGAAAGATAATTTCCTCGTTCTTCGTTTCGTGTGTAGAAAACCAAATTTGTAATTTTCTCCCGTTAAAGTAGTATACCATGTCGGCTGGCATTGTTCAATTGATTGCTATCGGTGCCCAGGATGAATATATCATGGGTGATCCTGAAATATCATTCTTTAGTTCAACATTCAAAAGACATGCTAATTTTTCACAGTCCATCGAAAAACAAACCATCCATGGACCTGTGAAAAACAATTCAATGAGTAGCATTCAGTTTGAACGTTCGGGAGACCTTCTCGGTTATGTCTATTTCACACTCGATGACACTGCTCAGGCGCTCGATGTTCAGAGGTGGGATACGATCATAGATAAGGTTGAGTTATACATTGGTGGGTCTCTCGTGGACTCCCAAGATGCTATTTTCACAGAAAAGATTGCCATCGATACGTTTGCCCAAAATGTTTCTAAGAGTTCGAATGGTACTCATCCGGGTGTGAGTGCGCGCTCCTATTTCTACCCCCTCCGTTTCTTTTTCTGTGAGGGGCCACAATGTGCGCTCCCGCTCGTAGCCCTAAACTATCACAATGTCGAAATCAGAATTCATTGGGCCACTGCAGCTTCGAATTACAATGTTGAGTGTTTCGCAAATTACTATTACCTAGACAATGAGGAACGTGGAAACATTGCTTCACGAACTCATAATCTTTTAATAACACAAGTTCAAAAGAATATCGCATCAGGTACAGTCATTCAAGACCTGACGTTCAATCATCCTGTCAAATATCTGGCATCATCCGATACAACCACTGATGGTGCTCTCACATCTCCATCGAATAAGGTTAAATTGAACATCAACGGCCTCGATGTGAGTAATTACAGGTGGGGAAAGCCTCACTTTATAGATGTCATGAACTACTATCATACAAACTTCGTGACTTCCCCAGATTTTTTCCTCTATTGTTTCTGTCTTTCCACAAGTTCTCTCCAACCCACAGGCACTCTCAACTTTAGTCGTTTAGACTCGGCTAAAATCATGAGTGAGAGTATGCCTATTAACGACCCAATTTATGCGGTCAATTACAATATACTCCGTATAGAGAACGGTATGGCGGGACTTCTCTACGCAAATTAAAATACGATGTTATAATAAATGGTCAAGAACATACCGACTATTGAGAGATCTACCAAAATTAGGTTTGGTAAGAATACTCTCGATGACCAGGCGGAAAATACGATTGTTTTCAATGCGAGTAACACCGCAATTCAAGCAAATACACCCGGTGCCGTGTACCTTGAACCCATTCGTAACAGACCTGATTATGACGACCCACAGATCGTACTTTTAATGTACAACAAAGATACAAAAGAGATTACCGAATCTGGTGAAGCGGCGACTGATATTATCGAAACAACCCTCGAAGGTGCGACAATTCGTGGTAATGTGATTAATTTTAGTACAGTATACTTTAACAATGTAGAACATACGTCATTTGTTACTGACTCGAATGTTGGAATTCGAAACACAAACCCACAACACACTCTTAGTATCGGTTCTAACGTCTATTTCAATGATGCGGGATCCAACGTTCTCGTGGTGTCTGGTGGTGTCTCAATCGATGGAAATCTCGATGTGAAGGGTGGTATAACGGCGATCACGAGTAATAACCTCATCATAGAAGATGCTATTATTGAATTGGGTAAAAATAATACTTCTGGAGATACAACTCTCGATTTAGGACTCATCATGGGTCGACCAGGTTCGAATGTCACTGTAGGATTTAGAGAAGAAACCGATGAAATTGTGTTGGCATTCACCGAAAGTAGCGCTTACAGTAATGCGATAGTACCCCTAACATCTGAAGATATAAATGTGCATGTCTATGGTCGCCTCTACACTGAATCTAATGTTGGTGTTTTAAACACAAATCCAATGCACACCCTCGATGTCGGATCAAATTTATATGTGGATGAATTTGGTTCAAATATTCTCGTAGTCACTGGAAACACGAGCGTTAGTGGTGATCTTACGGTGGATACTGACACTCTATTTGTAGATTCGTCTGAGAATAAAGTTGGCATCAAGACCGTGACTCCATCCGCAGAACTTCACGTTGTCGGCAATGTCTACGTCTCTTCGAACCTGACTGTGGATGAGGACACCCTCCATGTTGATGTTGTGAACGACTCCATTGGACTTGGAACGGTGAACCCTAAAGCCAACCTTCACGTCATTGGTAATGTGTATGTTTCTTCGAACCTGACTGTGGATGAGGACACCTTCCATGTGGACGCTGGGGGCAAGTCCATAGGACTTGGAACGGTGAACCCTAAAGCCAACCTTCACGTCATTGGTAATGTGTATGTTTCTTCGAACCTGACTGTGGATGAGGATACCTTTCATGTGGACTCCACAACCAATTCCGTAGGAATTGAGACAAAAAATCCCTCAGCCAACCTTCACGTCATTGGTAATGTGTATGTTTCTTCGAACCTGACTGTGGATGAGGACACCTTCCATGTTGATGTGGTGAACGACTCCATTGGACTTGGAACGGTGAACCCTAAAGCCAACCTTCACGTCATTGGTAATGTGTATGTGACTTCGAACACAACCACTGATGGCACCATAACCCTCAATCACCCCACAACTGCTATACTCACCGACCTCAACTCGAATGTTGAAATAAAATTAAATCAAATGGCAAATGTGGTCATAGACACGACAATCCTCGCAAATGAAGATATACTTGTGTATGATGGATCTAATTGGGTGAATCAACT